CAATCTTTTGTCTTTTAAACTAGATAGATTTAAAAGAATAGATTCACAAAAATATAATTTTAGATGTCCGTTTTGCGGTGATTCAAAAAAGAATCGTTTCAAGGCTAGAGGAAATGTGTTTCCATCAGATAGTGGTGGGTTGTTTTATAAATGTTTTAATTGCGGAATACCGTTGTCATTTAGTGAATTTCTTAAAAGATTTGATGATGAGTTATATAAAGAATATAGACTAGAATCTATGAAAGATAGTAATAATCATTTTACTAAAAATGATTTTAATAAAGTTCATAAAAATAGTATTGTTTTTCAGGAATTAAAAGATTTAAGAAGAATATCTCAACTTACATCAGACAATCCCGTTAAAAAATATGTTACTGATAGAAAAATACCTTCTAAATATCATTACAAATTATATTATGCTAAAAGATTTATGGAGTGGATTAATACACTACTTCCAAATAAGTTTAATGAAAATCAATTAAGAAGAGATGAACCTAGATTAGTTATTCCATTTTTTGATTATGATGGTAATATATTTGCTGTTACTGGTAGATCTTTTAAAGAAAATTCTATCAAATATATGACTATTAAGTTCAATGATAAAGAATCTAAAATATTTGGCTTAGATGAATTAGATAGATCAAAAAAGGTTTATGTCGTAGAAGGTCCAATTGATTCTTATTTTATAGATAATAGTTTAGCATTTGCCGGTATTGATGGAAATATTAAAAAAACATTAAAATCAATAGATTATGTTATAATATTAGATAATCAGCCAAGAAATGATTCAGTTGTCAAGAAGTTAGAGAAACTTATTAATGATAAAGAAAAAGTTTTTATATGGCCAAAAGGATTAGAAGAATATAAAGATATAAACGACTTAGTGATGGTCGGATATTCAAAAGAAGACATAAAAAAGTTAATAGATAAGAACACATATTATGATTTGGTTGCGAGATTGAAATTAAACGAATGGAAGAAAATAGGAAGTATACATGAACAGCAGCAATATAATAGTAATTAAAAGAGACGGAAGAAAAGAACAATTAGATTTAAATAAATTTCATGCTGTTGTTGGATGGGCTTGTGAAGGGCTTACTGGGGTTTCCCCATCTTCGTTAGAAATAAAATCTCATATTCAATTTTATAATAATATAAAAACAAGTGAAATACAAGAAACTCTTATTCATTCTGCATCAGAACTAATTTCTGAAGATCATCCAAATTATCAGTATGTAGCTGGCAGACTGATTAATTATGATATACGAAAACAAGTGTTTGGCGGTCATGATCCGATTCCTTTAAAAGATCATGTAAATAGAATAATTGATCTTGGTTTTTATGACAAAGATCTTATTAATCTTTTTAATAATGAAGAATGGAAGCATCTAGATCATATTGTTAAGCACGATAGAGATGATCAACTTACATATGCTGCAATGGAGCAATATAGAGGTAAATATCTTGTTAAAAATAGAAACACCGGGGAGATATATGAAACTCCTCAAATTGCTTGTATATTAATAGCTGCAGTTTTATTTTCATCATATCCAAAAGAAGAAAGAATGAAATGGATTAAAGATTATTATGATGCTATTTCGCTTCATTATATTTCTTTACCTACACCAGTTATGGCTGGAATAAGAACTACTCAAAGACAATTTTCTTCATGCGTTCTTATTGATTCTGCGGATTCATTAAATTCTATTAATGCAACATCATCATCAATTGTTAAATATGTTTCTCAAAGAGCTGGCATTGGTGTTAACATTGGTAGAATTAGAGGAATTGGAGCTGAAGTTAGAGGTGGGCAGGTTACTCACACTGGATTAATACCATTCATTAAGTATTTTCAAGCTGCAGTGAAATCTTGTTCTCAGGGTGGGGTTCGAGGTGGCGCAGCTACTTTCTATTTTCCAATATGGCATTATGAAGCAGAAGAAATGCTTGTTCTAAAAAACAATCGAGGAACTGAAGATAATCGTGCGCGACATGTTGATTATGGAGTTCAATTTAATAAGCTTATGTATGAAAGACTTATTTCAAATGAAGACATCACTTTGTTTTCTCCTGATGATGTTCCAGATTTATATGAAGCTTTTTTCACAAATCAAGATGAGTTTAAAAAATTATATGAAAAGTACGAAAGAGCATATTCAATTCGCAAAAAAACAGTCAGAGCAGCTGATTTATTTACATCCTTTATGCAGGAACGGAAAGACACAGGCAGGATATATCTCCAAAATGTGGATCATGCGAATGATCATGGATCCTTTATTAGTGATATCGCACCAATTTACCAGTCAAATCTCTGTTCAGAAATAGACCTACCCACAAAGCCTCTTAATAATATATTTGATGAAGAAGGAGAAATAGCTTTATGCACTCTTTCTGCTATTAATTGGGGTCTTATTAAAGATCCTGCTGATTTTGAAAAATGGTGTACTTTATCAGTAAGAGCTCTCGATCAGCTTTTGACTTATCAGGATTATCCTGTTATTGCTGCTCAAAGAGCTACTGAAAATCGTAGACCTCTTGGTGTTGGAATTATCAATTTTGCATATTGGCTAGCAAAAAATGATTTAAACTATCAAGATATAGATACCAATGGTTTAAATCTTATTGATGAATATGCTGAAGCCTGGTCATATTATCTTATTAAAGCATCAGCAGATTTAGCAGAAGAAAAAGGTGAATGCCCATATAATTACCAGACAAAATATTCATTAGGAATAACACCAAATCAAACATATAAAAAGGATTTGGACGAGTTAGTAAAACATCAAGAAAGAATGCCATGGAAAGAACTTCGTGAGCAACTTAAGAAAACTGGGATACGTAACTCTACATTAATGGCTCTTATGCCATCAGAGACCTCGTCTCAGATATCGAATTCAACAAATGGTATTGAACCACCTCGTTCATTAGTTTCTGTCAAGCAGTCTAAAGATGGTGTGTTAAAACAAGTTGTACCAGAAATTAGAAGACTTAAAAACAAATATGATCTTCTATGGAATCAAAAAAGTCCTCTTGGTTATCTTAAAATTGTTTCTGTTTTACAAAAATATGTCGATCAAGGCATATCAGTCAATACATCTTATAACCCACTTCATTATGAGGGCGAAAAGATTTCTATGTCAGAAATGTTACAGCATTTGATATTATTCTATAAGTGGGGTGGAAAACAGTTGTATTATTATAATACTTATGATGGAGCAGGCGAACTTGCTTTTGATGATAAACAAACAGAAATTATACAAGAACAAAACGAAATTATAGATGATTATTGTGACAGTTGTGTCATTTAAAGTTGCTTATTATTGATTATGATGACACAGTTGTCACTTTATAATTGACATTAGACAGGGTGTATTATATAATGAATAATAAAATTAAAAGGATTATTTAATATGAAAATATCAGCAAGTCGTAATGACACCGATGCAATACTAGGTTTTAGTGGTGATTATCGTTGGTTATCAAATTTTTATCCGGTTGATATAGAATTTGAAAGCGAACATTATCCAAGCGTTGAACATGCATATCAGGCCGCAAAAACGCTTGATTTAAAGCAAAGAAAGCAATTTCAAGATCCTACAGTGCTTGCTGCAGAAGCAAAAAAAGCTGGATCAAAAGTTGAATTGCGTGTAGATTGGACTGAAGAAAATAGGCTTTCTGTTATGAAAGTTTGTTTAAAATCAAAATTTTCACATCCATCATTAGCAAAAAAACTATTAGATACTGGTGAAGCATATATAGAAGAAACCAATTATTGGGGTGATAAATTCTGGGGAGTTGGTAATAGAGATGGGCAAGGATCAAATTGGCTTGGCCATTTAATTATGAATATTAGAGACGGATTGGACAAGTAGTTGTCAGTATTTGAAGTTAATACACAGAACCATCTTGAAAAAAGAATGTTCTTTGATGAACCAGTTGATGTTGCAAGATACGATCAGCAAAAATATCCTTTCATAGAAAAATTAATCGATAAACAGCTTGGTTTCTTTTGGAGACCAGAAGAAGTTGATGTTTATCGTGATGCAAAAGATTTTAAAGATTTGACTGATTGGGAACGTCATATTTTTACATCAAATCTAAAGAGACAAATTCTTCTTGATTCGGTTCAGGGAAGATCTCCTAATATTGCTTTTCTTCCAATTGTTTCTTTACCGGAACTTGAGACCTGGATTGAAACTTGGTCCTTTTCAGAAACAGTTCATTCAAGATCTTACACTCATATCATTAGAGCAGTATATTCAAATCCATCTAAAATTTTTGATGAGATGCTTGATATTCCTGAGATTATTGAATGCGCTACAGATATTTCTAAGCACTATGATGAATTAATTAATTTAAATACTCTTTTATCATATGAGGGTTCTGATTTTGTAAATCAAATGGCTCATAAAAAAGCTGTATGGCGAGCTATGATGTCAGTTAATATTCTTGAAGGTGTTAGATTTTATGTTTCTTTCGCATGTTCGTGGGCTTTTGCTGAACAAAAGAAGAAAATGGAAGGAAATGCTAAGATTATTAAGTTGATTTGTAGAGATGAAAATCTCCACCTTGCTGGGACTCAGTTCATTCTTAAAAATCTACCAAAAGACGATAAAGATTTTGTTAAAATTCAAGAAGAAACTCGTGAAGAATGTATTACAATGTTTTTAGATGCATATCAGCAAGAAAAAGACTGGGCTACATTTCTATTTAAAGATGGATCTATGGTTGGCTTGAATGAGCAGATGCTTCATGACTATGTTGAATGGATTACTCATAAAAGAATGTTGGCTGTTGGTTTACCATCTCCATTTAAAGGCGGATCAAATCCACTTCCATGGACTGAAAAATGGATTTCTGGAGCAGATGTGCAAGTTGCTCCACAACAAACGCAAATTAGTTCTTATGTAATTGGTGGCGTTAAAAACGATATAAGTGATGATACTTTCAAAGGATTTAATTTATAGTGCTTATAGTTCCAACTTTAGAAGAATGTAAAAAATTTGCATTAAAAATTGGAGCTATTAAAATATTTGAAATTAAAATATCTCCTACAGATTGGGCATTGCCATTTGAATGTCATAATAATTGTGATTTAAATCCTGTTCTTGGATATTATTTTGTAAAAGATTCTCATGGAATACTTCACGCATATAAGCATTCTATTTTAAATGATGGTGAATATATTGATATTACACCAACGTTAGATAATAGAAAATATAATATATTTGCTTTTCCAAGTCATTATAATGCTGAAATTTTAACATATATAGATGGTTCAGTTCTTATAAATACAAATAAAAAAGGAATTGAATTAATGTATTATATATATGCTTTAATAGATCCAAGGAATAATAAGCCTTTTTATATAGGAAAAGGAAAAGATGATAGGTGTTTATCGCATTTTAAAGAAAATAATTTAAATAAAGAAAATAATTCTAAAAAAAGAGCAAAAAT